CACTGTATCAACGGCGGTCATCGGCATGGTCTGTACGGCCAGCGACGCCGACGCCGCTACCTTTCCACTAAACGAGCCGGTGCTGATTACCAGCGTGCAAAGCGCTATCGGTAAAGCCGGTAAAAAAGGCACCCTGGGCGCGTCGCTCCAGGCTATCGCTGACCAGAGCAAGCCCGTTATTGTCGTGGTGCGCGTTGCAGAAGGCACCGGTGACGATGAGGAGGCCGCGCTCGCGCAAACCGTTTCCAACATCATCGGCACCACTGATGAAGACGGAAAATACACCGGGTTGAAAGCGCTGTTGACTGCCGAAGCCGTGACGGGCGTTAAGCCGCGCATTATCGGCGTGCCGGGGCTGGACAGTCTTGAGGTGGCGACAGCCATCGCGTCGGTGTGCCAGAAGCTGCGCGCATTTGGCTACGTCAGCGCATGGGACTGTAAGACCCTTTCTGATGCCATCAATTACCGCAAAAATTTCGGGCAGCGCGAGCTGATGGTTATCTGGCCGGACTTTATCGCATGGGACACTAATGCGAACGCCAGCGCCAAAGCATGGGCAACGGCACGGGCGCTGGGCCTGCGTGCCAAAATCGACCAGGAAACCGGCTGGCATAAGACGCTATCAAACGTCGCCGTTAACGGCGTGACGGGCATCAGCGCCTCAGTGTTCTGGGATTTGCAGGAGCCTGGCACCGATGCCGACCTGCTCAACGAGGCGGGCGTAACAACGCTTATCAGAAACGACGGCTTTAAGTTCTGGGGCAACCGTACCTGTTCTGACGATCCGCTGTTCCTGTTTGAAAACTACACCCGTACGGCGCAGGTGCTCGCCGACACGATGGCCGCCGCGCACGCCTGGGCAATGGACAGGCCAATCACGCCGACGCTGATCCGCGACATTGTGGACGGCATTAACGCTAAATTCCGCGAACTCAAAACTGCAGGCTACATCGTTGATGGCACCTGCTGGTTTGATGAGGAGTCCAACGACGCGGCAACCCTCAAGGCCGGGAAGCTGTTTATCGATTACGACTACACCCCGGTTCCCCCATTGGAAAACCTGACGCTGCGCCAGCGTATTACCGACAAGTATCTTGCGGATCTGGTTTCCTCGGTCAACAGCAATTAAGGAGCGCCCGATAAATGGCAATGCCGCGCAAGCTTAAGTTTTTGAACGTGTTCCTTGATGGCTACAGCTATCAGGGGGTCGCAAAATCAGTCACGCTGCCAAAGTTAACCCGCAAATTAGAGAACTATCGCGGGGCAGGGATGAACGGCGTCGCGCCGGTCGATCTCGGTCTGGATGATGATGCGCTGTCAATGGAGTGGTCGCTCGGCGGTTTCCCGGATGATGTTATCTGGAACCTGTACGCCGCGACCGGCATTGACGCCGTGCCGATCCGTTTCGCTGGCTCCTACCAGCGTGACGACTCCGGCGAGACGGTGGCCGTTGAGGTGGTTATGCGCGGGCGTCAGAAGGAGATCGACACCGGCGAAGCCAAGCAGGGTGAAGACACGGAAGCAAAAATCTCGGTTGTCTGCACCTATTTCCGCCTGACGATGGACGGAAAAGAGCTGATTGAGATCGACACCATCAACATGGTCGAGAAGGTGAACGGCGTGGATAAGCTGGAGCAGCACCGCCGCAACGTCGGCCTGTAATTTATCCCGGCCAGCACGCCTGGCCGGTAACCCTCTTTTAAATTAATAAGCGAGAAAATCATGAGCAAAGAAAACGTTGTTACCCTCGAGAAACCCATCAAGCGTGGCGAGCAGGAAATTACCGAAGTCACCCTGATTAAGCCGACGGCTGGCACGCTGCGCGGTGTCGGACTGGCTGCGGTGGCAAGCTCTGAGGTTGATGCCCTGATTAAGGTGCTTCCGCGCATGACGGCCCCGAATCTGACCGAGCAGGAAATCGCCACGCTGGAACTGCCGGACTTTGTTGCACTGGCCGGGAAAGTGGTTGGTTTTTTGTCGCCGAGTTCGGTGCAGTAGATTTCCCGAAAAAACTATCGGTTGACGATCTGATGGCGGATATCGCAGTGATTTTCCACTGGCCGCCATCAGAGCTATATCCCCTGAGCCTGACCGAGCTTTTCACATGGCGCGAGAAGGCACTCCAGCGAAGCGGAAACACGAATGAGTGACGTTAAGTTACAGGTATTGCTCAAAGCGGTTGACCAGGCGTCGCGGCCCTTTAAGGCGGTGCAGGAGGCAAGCCGCACCCTTTCCGGAGAAATACGTGGATCGCAGAACGAATTAAAGGGGTTAAACGAGCGCGCCAGGCAGATTGAGGGATTTCGTAAAGCCAGCGCGCAGCTTGCGGTCACCGGCAATGCGCTGAAAAAGGCAAAGGAGCAGGCGGCGGAGCTGGCGCTCCAGATGCGAAACACCACTAACCCCACTAATGCGCAGGTCAAAGCGCTGGATAACGCCAGGCGAAGCGCTGCTGAGTTACAGACTAAATATGATGGACTGCGCCTGTCTGTGCAGCGCCAGCGCTCCGGGTTACAACAGGCCGGTATAGATACGCGCAATCTGTCTGCTGCTGAACGACAGTTGCGTGGAAATATCACGCAGACTACCGCCGCAATGGAGCGCCAGCGTGCTGAACTGGCGCGTGTCAGCCAGCAACAGGCCCGACTTAATGCAGTCAGAGAACGTTATGAGCGGGGCCAGGAAATGGTTGCCGGTGCGCGAAATACCAGCGCGGCGGCGCTGGGGCTGGGTACTGCGGGGCTGTTTGCGGGAAGCCGCATGATTGCGCCGGAAGTGCAGACGCAGCACAGCGGCGCGCTGATCGCGGCGCGTCAGGGTGAAGACGCCGCCAGCGGTGAGCAGTATGTCCGGGTCATTCAGGAAATTAACAGCTCCGGCGTCAGTAGCGATATTGAGAATATTACCGAAGCGGTATCGGCGGTCCGCAGCACCCTGGGGACGATGGGGGACGTTGGCGAGGCTGAATTAACCCGAATTACCCGCAAGGCACTGGATATGCAAACGGCCTTCGGCAGCGAAGCCGCGGAAAGCATACAGATTGCGGGCATCATGATTAAAAACGGTCTCGCTGCAAACAGTGACGAGGCGCTAGATCTGATCGTGTCCGGGATGCAGCGCGTGTCCTCACAGATGCGCGGCGAGATGCCGGAGATCCTGCACGAATACTCGACCCATTTTCGAAATATGGGCTTTACCGGTGCGGAGGCAATGTCACTGCTTATTGAGATGTCAAAGCAGGGGAAATTCGCGCTCGATAAAACCGGCGATGCCATAAAGGAATTTTCAATCCGTGGCTCTGATATGTCGAAAAACAGCGTCGCGGCATATAAGCAGATTGGCCTGAATGCTGAAAAAATGTCGGCGGATATTGCCAGCGGCGGTGAAAAGGCCCGCATGGCAATGCAGAAAACCGCACGAGGCCTGCTGTCCATTAAAAACCCGGCGGAGCGGGCAAACGCGGCGATAGCCCTGTTTGGCACGCCAGTCGAAGACCT